GCAGACAAGGTGAAGTGGTAATGCCTATTAAACGATGTGGTAAAGATGGTAAGGGTTACAAGTGGGGTGATAGCGGTAAGTGCTATCCAACCCGTAAGCAAGCCGAAGCACAAGCTAAAGCAGCCTATGCGTCAGGCTACAAAGAGAAGCCAAGAAAGAAAGGTAAGAAGTAATGCCATACAAGAACGGAAAGAAAATGCCTTACGGTAAGAAGGCGACTGCTAAGAAGCCTGTAAAGGTAATGAAGAAAAAGAAACCAATGGGTAAAAAGTAATGGCGAAGCCAGTCTGGGAAAAGAAACGTCCCAAGTCCCTAGGTAAATCAAATCCTCTTACGACAGAGCAGAAAGCAAAGGCTAAGGCCCGTGCTAAGAAGGCTGGTCGTAAGTACCCTAACATGATTGATAACATGTGGGCAGCTAAACAATAAAGAAAAACCCCCTTGGATTTCTCCTTGGGGGTTTCTTTGTATCTAGTCTTGTGTGTAGTCGAGTAATTCAGTCAGGTACCACTGTGCTTTCTTTAAGTCTTCTACACCATTCTTGTATCGCCAACGGTGTAGGTACTTAGCAATGTTACCTCGTAGGTATCCAATGTATTCGTCATCATTTAAGAAGTCTTGGATGTACTCAATACATTCAATAGATCCTTGTCCATAGTGGGACGGGTTGTTGACAGGATCGCTAGGTAGTGCACGAGGTGGGTCATCGTACATGTCTACAGTGAAGTCTGGGTAAGGGTACTCAAACACATTAGAGTCACACTCACCACAGAAACCATCGTCATCTAGTAGTCGTTCACACTCAGGGCAGTTAGCCATTATTCTTTCCTTTCAGGTATCGGATACGTAGTGTCTGGTACAGTGTAAGCAAAGGCCACGCTATACAGAAAAGGTATACGTTAATCTCTTCGTATGTAATATTTAACTTAGCTGCAACCCAGTACAGAAATATCACACACGAATCAAAGGTAATGTCAATCCATAAGATTCCACTCTCTGCCATTTATAGTCCTTCCTTCATAAACACTTTCACCCACTGAGCACAGATGTCACTTCGTATAATATCGTCAACATCAAACTCAATGATAGGCACTGGCAACATATGTTTCTTAGCTAAGTGAATAACCTTAGATAAACCATCAGCTTCTTTCAAGTCTGACTGTTGGATGTCACCATTAAGTACAATAGTAGTACCTTCACCTACCCGTGTCAAGAGCATTTTAAGTTCATGTGTAGTTATATTCTGTGTTTCATCTACAATAATGAACGCATTGTCGAAGCTACGTCCACGCATCAGGGCCAGAGGTGCCATCTCAATGTTACCATTCTTGATGCCTGTCTCTACAGTGCCCTTGCCTAGGTGTTTCTCTAAGACATCCAGCACAGGCAGTGCCCACGGCATGGTCTTCTCCTGTAGGTCACCCTTCAGGAAACCTAGTTCCTTACCTACGGCAACGTGAGGTCTTGTGATAACGATTTTATCAATCGCTTTCGTCGTGTAGAGGTCGGCAGCATAAGTCGCAGTAACATACGTTTTCCCAGTACCCGCAGGGCCAAGGATAAAGACTTGCTGATACTCCTTGAGGGCATCTATAAGATCCTTCTGTTTGTCTGTCTTGGCTATAAGACCTGAGGTCTTCTTGTTTGTAGCCCCTTTGTAGTTTGTTTTTCTACGGGTCTTGGTAGGCTTGGTGGGGAAGTCTTCCATTAACATTCCTTACGGTCACTTGTCTCTAGATGTTCCTTCAGTTCTTTGTAGCCACCAATGTACTCGCCACTGGGTGAGAAGATCTGAGGTACAGTAGTGTGACCTGCTTGTTTGATTAGAGTTAAGATCCACTTACTGCTACCCGTCTGCACGTTATACTCTGTAAAGGGATACCCCTTACTACGAAGCATAGCCTTAGCTGTGTCGCAGAAGTTACACTGGTTTCTACTGATTATCACCCACATGTTTTCTCCATTTCAGTTCGTGGATTAACTTTGTTTGTTCGTAGTCAGACATTATCATCCAATCACGTATCTCGTCTGCGGTTCTGTAGCACCCTGTGCAGTACCCATCGACTAAACGACAGACCTTTACACAGGGTGACTCTTGAGAACCTACGTTAGGTCTACGATTTCGCATGAGTCGCCAGAACAGGCTAGTGTCTGCATACCAGAGGTGTTGTCTTCTGCCTCGTAGTCTTTCAACTTAGCCCAGTCGATAGTCTTAGGCATCACAGAGAGCAGTGTTTCGTAGTCTGACTTACCTACTTCTTGGTACGGTGCCTGTTGGTAAGTGTGTTCATTGTAGGGTAGGAACGACACACCAGACATCTCATCGAAGTGTTGGTAGACGAATGCACCTACCTCAAACCACTCATCCTTCTTGACGTTGATAGTCACAGATGGTTTATGTTCACACCAATGACGTTGGTACGCTAACCACATATCTAACTGTTGAATAGCTGACAGGTCAGATGTAACTACAGCATTATCAGGTGACTTCACAGGGAAGCTAAACACTGTAGTCTGTTCAGGCTTGAAAGCATCAGGCTCGTTAGGGATACCTTGGTCAATCATGAACTTAGTCAACGGATCTTTATTGTCCCCACGTACTGTACGAATATAATAAGGTGAGTGACGAGCATGAATACCGCTAGCAGAATCAACAAGCTGGGAGACAGTGCCAGAAGGTTTGACACAAGTGATAGCAGCAGCAACAGGGATACCAAGGCGTTCAGCCCATTCAGCATTAGTAGAAACAGCGACATTTTTAAGGTGCTCCAATGTTTTATCTAATGCCACATTCTTAGTGGTCATTAGAGGGTTGTCCATAATACCTGTCAGAGACACTCCGAGCAGACGTTCTTCTTCTGTGTTCTTCTGCCACACCTTTCGCAGGTATGGGAACTTGGTGTATGTTGACTGGATAGTTCCCAGAATAGTTGCCAGACGGACCTTTCGTTCAAGATCCTCAATAGTATCCGTAGCACGAACAACACACTCCGTTAGGTTGCAGAATTGATAAGGGCGTAGGATGATCTCAGAACATGGATTGGTTCCGAAGTCATAGCCTGTGTCACGCCGCCCGTTCTTAGCTGCCTGTTTGACTGATGCCTGACGGTTGAAGATACCACGTTCACCTGAGCCTGACTCAACCAATGCCATCCACTCACGCATAAAGGACATGCTGTCTGGCTTCTCTGTGTAGGACACACTGTTGTTAGCTAGTGCACGTTGTGGATTATTCTCCCACCACTGTCCTGACTTAGCGTGACGCATACGGTCATCACTCAGGTTAGATAGACTGATCATAGCTGAACGGCGTACACCACCTACAACAACAACCTCACCAATCTTACACATCAAGTCATGGCATTCAATGCTTGACAGTTTACGTCCCTGTGCATCCTTGAAGATCTTAACTGTAAAGTTAAACAGATCTACCAGAGGGGCAGGGCCACTAGCACGTCCACCGAATGTCTTTAGTCGGGCACCTGCAGGGCGTACCTTACTGACATCCCACTTAGGGATCTCACCACTATAGAGGAGTGCAATCACTTGACGCAGAGCCTTAGCCCAACCTTCTTTACTGTCCTTCACGACGACTGTGGTATCACTCTCGAACAACTCTGGTACTTCTGGCAACTTGCTGACGAACTGTCGCTCGACACTGAAGCCAACACCTGTCCCACAGAGCAGGATGAACATTGCCTCATCGAAAGACTTAGGATCGTCTACGGGTAGGTACGAACAGTTATATCCCGCTGTGTTGTCACGCTCTAGTGCAGGGCCAGCAGTCATCATTGCTCGCATGGAAGGCATAACCTCTAGGTTAAGGATAGCCTCTTCGATCTCATTCTCTGTAGTCTGGTCAACCTTGGTGTGGACTAGGTTACTGATGTAGCGACTGACTGTCTCTGTCCATGTCTCTCGTCGCCCCTCTTCTTCTAGCCATCGTGCATACCGTGATGTATGGATGAAGGCTTGGTAGTCTGTTGGTAAATAGTTATTGTTCATCTTTATTCTTACCTCGTTTTTCTAAGTCATCTTTCATCCAGACCAGCCGATCAATGTCGCATCGGTTAATCCCAATGTCTTTTAGTTCTAAGTCTGATAGCATGTTTAGTTCTTTAATCACTCGACGGTGCGCTCGCCATGTCTGTACATACTTCAGGAATCGCCATACCCAGTTCATCGTTTGTCTCCATTACCGCCAAGTGTTCCCCGTGCCTTACGTCCGTATAGTTTCTCTAGGTTCTGCAAGGCTAGGTCATTTAAGTCTACGTTCAGATCACGACACAGTGCAGCAATGTACCACAACACATCACCGATCTCATCTGCAATAGCCTGTCGATTAAAGTCACCATCTCGTAGCATCTTCTTAACCTTGTTGGCTACCTCACCTGCTTCACCAGCTAGGCCAAGGGCAGGGTACAGGATCTGGTGAGTGCTCTTGTAGATGGCAGTCTTCTGGGCTAGCTTCTGGTACTCATTCATACTCATAGGCTTGGTCTTGTACATCTCGTTGTAGTACTCCCAAGCCTCTAAGTCAGTCTCGTTAATCATACTCTTCATCCTCTTCTAACATATCAATAGGCATATCCTGAAAGAAATAATCTTCTAGGTCTATGTCACCTCGTTCAATTAACAACTCAAGAATCTCATTCTCAGGTATGTCATTCATCTCTAGTAATTTAGCTAGTCCGTAGCTGTCTATTAACAGATCAAGCTGACCCTTGTAATCAAACATTATCTCCCCCGTAGAGTTTCTTGAGTGTTTCTATTGACACAAACTCAGGTTCATAAACACCGTTCTCTAATTCACGTTTCACTACAACACCTTTCCACCATTCCTTATTCGACTGACCAGCCCACGTTTCCTCTGCCCCTTTGTAGCATCCTGCGACAAGCCCGATAATCGAGTTAGGATGAGCAGAGTCTTTAAAATAAAGGCTACGTTTATGGCTGTGACCACAAGTAGAACTATGGTTCCTGTTTTGTAGTAAGGTGTAAGCGTGATGAACACCAGAGACAGGTGTCCCATAATTCCCAGCACCGAAGAAATGAGCATAAGAAACGCCATCGTAATCAGCGATACTGGGGGCCGAATTGTGGTACTCGTGGTATTCGTCGAACCAGTGTTTCGTTTGAAGATGGCTGAAGGATATCCCGTACTTTTCTCCCTGAAGTCTTGGGTCATGGGCGATGGCTTTCTTGATTCGATTTTCATGGTTACCTTCAAGTCCTATCCAGAAGGGACGTTTACGTTTATGGTGTCGGAACTTCCACCGCAATCGTTCCTGTGCATCATTGTAACATTCAATGTCACGTCCATAGTTCTGTGATACAATAGCCTGTGGGTATCGACTATCGAAACTATTAAGTGACTTCAGGTCTGCTCCGTCACCTAGGTCTACAACATAGTCTGGTTTCAAGTCGTAGATGAATGCACCTAGCCAACTAAACCTCTCGTTACTTACGTTAGGGTCAGCGTGTGCACATGTGTAGACAAGTACTGTCTTCTTCTTTTTAAGCATCATACATATCGTTGTTAGTAATAACAACACCTTCTATTGTTTTCTTTACTAGGTTAGCTTCTTTGTAAGCCTCGTCAAATGTATCGTAGATCATCTCTGTCTCTTCTAGTTCACCGTTGCACTCAGCTAAGTACAACACACAGTAGACATCAGATCCGTTCTCGTCCATGTACTCAGGATGCACGAAGGGTTCTTCTAGTACTTTGTGTAAAGTGATTTTCATTTCTTAGGTTCCTTTAGCCATGCCTCTGGTATGTACCTGTCAGCGTATTTGAATCCGTGCTTCTTACACCACATGCCGTATGTAGTCTTACTACCCTTATATAGTTTAGCACGACTGTTTGTAAAGACAAATCGTATATCTAATTCAGGGTATTGTTGCTTGACTGCTAGGTGTTTAGCACGGTCATTACTTATGAACCGTCCCTTAGTCTCAATGATTATGCCGTTATCTAGTACGAAGTCAGGTGTGTAGGTCTTAGTCTTAGGATCAATCCACTTGATCTTGAACTGCTCGTAAGTAAAACCTACACCCTTACTCTTTAGATACTTAGCTGTGTCTTCTTCAAGACCTGAACGGTAACCTGCCTGTAGTGCCCGTTGTCTCAGCTTGCTTCTCATTCCATCGGTACCTCTGGTACTTTAGGCTCAGTAGCAACATCGACTAGGTAGACAGGCCCAGTACTATAAACAAACTTACGGGCCTCAGGCCAGCACTGCTTCTTGAACTCACAGTAACTACACATCATAGGTAGCTTTGTATTAGGACTCGACTTGGACTGAGGAACTGCTGTCATCTGTCGGTCAGGCATATCACCTGTGACAAGTTCCTTAGCCGCTAGCATCTCTTGCTCTTTGGTCTTGAGTTCCTCTGTGAAGTCATAAACATCTAGGCATATGTGCCCGTTCTGTTTGTCAATAGCTAGGAAGGCACCCTGTGTTTTGTTGGTTACAAGTTCATCGTCTTGCCCTGCGTACACATAACTAGACAACTGACTGATGTATCCAAAGGGATCGTCATCACGAAGGTTACCTTCCTTGAACTTCTTGAATGCGAATGGACTACAAGACTTAACATCGACAGTCATGCCATCAATCACACAGTCACGGTGACCCTTGATGCCATGTACATTTAGTCTTGACTGTTGTCCTTTCACATCGTGACCTGCAGCCGTGGCGATTGCTAGTGCTAGTTCTTCGATCATGTCACCGTAGAAGAACTTGAGTAGTGCACTGGCCTCTAAGGGTGTCCCCTCTGCAGGGGTGTTGACCTTGTACCACAGCTTACGTTTACATGGTGTGCCTACAGAGGACAGTGACAGGTATCCTCGTGGCTCTTGGGGTTTGCTGAATCGTTGGTTAGCCATCAGTGAGATGTTGTGGCCCAGTAAAGATCCCTCTATACCAGACCACCCGCCTTCACCTTTGATAACCTCTTGCATGTCAGCAACTAAGGTATCAATGGATTTCATTTAGAAGCCCACCGCTTCGTTCTCTTTCACGTACTCTACAAGTTCTAAGACCTTGACACTGACAAGACTTGTTCGGCTGTACTGCTTACCATCACCACCAGTAAAGGTAGTCACTAGGTTAGTACACTCAGCTACAGTGCCGTTACCGATAACACCCATGTCCTCTGTCCAAGGATTACCGTCCTTGTCTGTGACCTTCGGTGCTCCACCTGCCTGTGGGATTTCAGTACCGTCCTTCTTAGTGACACGGTGTGGGCGTACAAACTTAACAACCATCTCACCTTCCATCATACGGTTCTGGTTAGGTTGCTTTTGAGAACCTGCTTCCTTCAAGGCTTTCATACCTTCCTTGTCTAGGACTTGGTTGACTGTGTAAGCACCGTCCGACTTTTCATACGCACCACCATACCCTGTAAGGTCACGGTTTTCCTCAGTTAGACGAGGCCATTCGATTGCACCAGTAGTTGTTACTTCTTTGTAGGTTGTCTTAGGCATTGGTTTTCCTTTTATTTAGTAGGGCCATACTTATATATTAATATATCTTGTGGCCTGTGTCAAGTAGTTAATGTGTCTCTTTCCACGATTTTCCTATCGAGGATTCACCTTCCAATGGGCACATAATTCCGAGGTGTAGACCTGCCCATTTGATTGCTTCGCATTGTATCTCTGCTAATCTTTCTGCATCTTCATAAGATCCTCTTATCTCTGTTTGCCATTCATCATGTACCCATGTACATATCTTAAAGTCAAGACCCTCACGCTTTGCTTCCTCTCTCCATCGAAGAGTAGCGTACTTCATTACGAGTGTCTCGCCATTCTGTAGCATACCTGCCAAGGTCTTGTGTTCACTGGGTACAATAACCTTACGTCCATCGTAGCCCCTGAAGTATCCTTGTTGTGCTATCTCAGGTATTACTTTCTTCTTTAGTTTAGATAAGCCTTCAATACTTTCTGTGAAGTTAGCAACTGCCTTACCTGCCATGCCCATGTTAGTCTTCAGGATCTGTGCAATCTTAGCAGTACCTGCACCCAACAGAAACGCATAGATAAAAGTCTTAGCCATGTCTCGTGTGATATGATTAAGACCTAGTGCCTTTCGGTTCAGGTTATGGATGTCTGTGTCGTCTTCTTTCTTACCTTCAATGATAGCCTTGACGTACTGCTTACTCTCCATAATGTCAGCAAGTATCCGAAGTTGGATTCCTGCAGCATCCGTACCAACAAGATAGCACCCATCAGGTGTTGTCCATAGATGTCTAAACTGTCCATCGTAGTCTGCCTTTACTTTCTCGACTGCTGTCTTAGGGTTGCCATGAAACACACTAGGGATGTTGCCCATGTTAGGGTGTCGGTGTGCCATGCGCCCTGTCCACGATCCTATGTGCATGAACTGACCGTGGATGCGTGTGTCCTTGCTGCTCTCCACTGCCTGTAGCCACTCTGTGAGTGTGCTTCTGCGTCCGTCTAGTGTCAACCACTCGGCAAGGGCATGTGCCCCCTCAGGTGCGCTCTTAGGCAGTGTGTTAAGGTTCTCCTCTGAGACTGTCCATCCGTACTTAGCGTAGTAGTCTAGCTTGTCTCGCTTACCATCACGGATAGCCATGCGGTGGCCTACTGTTTTCTCTACTGGGTTCCACCCTGCTTCCCATAGTCGTTCTACTCGTTGCTTAGTAGAGGCAGGGTTGAATGTAACGTAGTCGTAGCACTGCAACATGTCGTCTACAATCTTAGTCTCAGGGTATTCCTCTATTGCTTTCTCTACATTCTTGAACAGGTTACCGTCTTCCTTGACACGGTACTTGATCTCTTTGATTAGTTCTAGCTTAGGTGGGAATGCCTGATAGATACGTTCCTCTAGTTCCTGTAGTCGTTTAGTAATCTCTAGGTGTAGTCGGTTAGCTGTTGCTATGTCGAACTCAAACCCACCCTCGTGCATCTCTTGACATATGATTGCTACATCATGCTCTAGCCGCATTGCCTTTGACCATGACTTGTCCTTGATCTGTGCAGCAAAGTGATTGAATAGTTTTTCTGTTACCTCTACGTCACGGTGGCAGTAGTCTAGCATCTCCTGTGTAAGACCACCCTCGAAGTCCTTGAAGTCATCCTTAGGGAACCCTAGCTTCTCACCCCATGTGCCTAGGCTATGTGATCCGATACCGAAGTCAATAAGCATAGAGACAACCAAGGTATCTACGATCTTCTGCATGTCAATGACTGGGCCTACAATCCTGTTGATCACAGGTGCATCGAAGTTAATAAAGTTATGGCCCACCCATCGTGTTACTTTCTTAGCGTACTGCTTGAACCGTTCACGTTCCTGTTCGTCCTCGTGTACGTTTAGGAACTGATGCGTAGTACCTGTCTCTTTCTCTTTGACACAGATGCACCATAACTTATTAGGTGTCAGGCTCTCTGTCTCTATGTCTGCAAATACTAGCATCTAGTTCTCCTATCCAGTGTGTTACATCGTCGAATGGATTAACTCCAACGTCCTCTATCTTCGGACAGCTTGAAGGTTGCCTCGTTGAAGATAAGTTTCCCTGCGAATCCTGTCTTTCCTGCGGGTCTGTTCTTAACGAGGAGTAGTTTTGTTGTGTTTCTTTCATCACGATCCTCTGCCATCTTGTCTCGCTCTAACTTGACTACAACAGAGGCACGTTTAGCAATAGTCCTACAGTCCCGTACCTGTCCGTCATCGTTCTCGTGTGCAATGGTTACGATACCCACGTTCAACTCAGATGCAATACGAGATAGCTGTACTGACAGTGCTGATAGCCATTTCTCTACGGAGTCATCACCTTTGCGTGAGTATGCTAAGTCCTGTATCGGTTCAAAGAATACATACTTAACACCACATGCCTCTCTAAAGTACCTGATCTTTTCTAGGATGTCCATAGGGTCTTCGTCTACTGCAATCTGGAACTGGTACAGGTTCTCTTTCTCTGTTAGTTCGATGATTGCTTGCTTGACTTCCTCTTGCATGTTGTGCTCTTCGATCAGGTCACGTCGAGTAAGGTTCATGTTCAGGTGGTACGACACAAGACCAAGGATACTACGCTTCTCTGTTTCCTCTAGGTGACAGATAGCAATAGGTGTATCTTCGTGTTGAGTAAGCACATAGTATTCTAGGTACCGCATGAACTCTGTCTTACCGATGCCCTCTGGTGCTTGGAACACAGTGAAGTGACCCTGCATCAGACCAAGTGCAACATCATCGAATGATTCGATACCTGTCGATACATACTGTGCATCGTCCTGTTTCTCGAACAACTCAAGGAACTGCTCAGGTGTGCTACGGATATTGTCAGGTGAATATCTCTTAGCGTTATAGAATGCAGCCGCATAGCTAGCCTTGGCGTTACCCTCAAGGAACTCGTTAGCATCCTTGAACTTATCGTGGATGATCTGGTATGTCTTCTTAGGGAACAGTGCCCCGATCTTAGCAGCTAGCGCACGTCCAGCCTCGTCGTTATCTACTGACAACACAATCCTATCGAAGCTATTGATCCAGTCCTTTGCCTTACCCTGCCACAGCTTCTGGTTAGGCGTAGCACTAGGCACAGACACGCAGGGGTACTTCTTGTCTAGCATCTGGAAAGCAGACATTGCATCTAACTCACCCTCGCATATCACAACAGACCGTGACGAACCTGCATTGAACTTATCCATACCGAACAATTCGTCTGTCTTGAACCCCTTGTCTGTCTTGAATTGTTTCTCCTTTGTGTTGCGGATCTTGCGGAACCCAGATGGGTACTTGTACACTTGGTTGAACCCGAATGTCTGCACCCCGTACCATTCCATGATGTCCTTGCGTACTCCACGGTAGTCCTCGTAAGACCCTAGCCCTTCGATCTCTGTAGTCTGGATCGTGTGTGTTATCTCTTTAGTCTTTAACTCTTGCAATGGATATTTCTCCTTGGCCCATGCCTTTAGTTTCATACCCTTGGATGGGTAGCCTCTGTCACAACTATGGCAGAAGCCTGTCATCTTAGATGGGTTGTAAGCAAAGGCATCTGAACTATCACAGTCATCGTGTGGACAGGGTTGGTGTGTTATCTCTCTAGCGTGTTGCATGGTATCTTACAACCTCTATCTGATGCAGCCCCTCTGATGACTTGAATGCTGTGTATAAGTCAAGCAACTGCTGGTAACTCATGGTGACTAACTGGTACTCACCCATCTCCTCTTCGAACTGTCGGATGAATACTGTTCCATCATCTCCTATGACTAACTCTACATCATCAAACTTATCATCCTCGTCAAGTGATATAATAACCGAGGCATCTTCTTCGAACTCTACTGTGTACATTACTCTTCCTTCTCGTACTTGATATGATCCTCAATGAAGTCATACACTACCTGTAAGTCTAACTTAGCTGCGGCACAGTAGAGGACTAGCTTCAAGCCTTCCTCTGCTAGTAACCCACGGGCATGTGCGTCCATGTGGAAGTTGTAGGTAGCTGAACCATCTTCATGTTCCTCAACCTGTTCTACACCAAGCATTCCTACGTCAGTCATCCTATCAATCCTCGTATGCTCGTAATGCTTCCCACGATACAGGGAACAACTTCATCATCTTATCATCAATAGCCTCTGCTACAAGGCGTGACTCGTACTGTGTGTCAGGCTTGCACCGTAGGCTGCACATCTTATGTACTGCTTTCATCGTACCAGACCAGTACCATTCTGTCATCATGCTCTGTGGTAGCACCATACGTGCTTGCTCTTCGCATACACCTAGTTCTAACATGCGGCGATAGGTACGTGCTGCACCCTTAGTTAGCTGCTCATACTTATTCTCTACAGGCTTACGTTCTGATTTACCCATAGGCCCACCACTGCCTTGCTTCTTATCCTGTGCTACCTCACGCCAATCAGGTACGTAAAACTCTGGTGGGGTATCAACATACCTACGGCTGATCTCGTTCCAAGGCATGTACTCGTGCTTGACTAGCTGACGTGCTACAAACAGGGGTGCTTTGACGTGGAATGTTACATAGGTATGGTTGAACGGGGAATAGTGTTTCTCTCTGGCTAGGTACTTGATTAGCTTAGTGTCACGCACCTCGTCAAACTCAGTGTGCTTCTTACCAAAGCTAACCCGTGCTGCGTTGACTACGGAAAGGTCACTACCCATGTGGTCAATGAGTGTTACTTCAATCATCAGAATGGTACCTCTCCGTTCTCGTCCCGTGGATCGTTGTAGTAGCCCTTGGCTAGGTAGATCTCACGCATATCAATATAATCATCGTGTTGTTCATCATCTTCTATGTTGACTGGTGCCATCAGGCCCATCTCACGCATGAATAGTTCTAGTTCTACATCCATCTTTCTTACTCCTCATACTTATACATTAATACACAACAGGCACACATGTCAACATCATTCTTTATATTTTTCTTTGTAGCCTATTAAACTTTTTACTTCACTGTCCTCGTTGATCTTAAAGATACGATCCAGATCATCACGTCCAAAGGTACTGTAAGCAGTCTTGTTGATGTCATCCTTGCATGACGTGCAGTAGTACCTATTCAATCTCTTGTCGAGGAATGTTGCGTCCTCTCTGTTACAACAAAAACATCTCATGTCTTTCTCCTTACTACAAGTAATTTGTTTTAAGTATTATTATATACTTATAACACAGATCCTTTAAAGTAATATCCTTTAAGTAAGATAGGGTATCACAATCATTCA